AGTATGGTGAGTTTGGCCATCTTTTTTTCCTGCAACAGTTTGAATGTGGCCAGTTCGGGATCGTCTTGTGCCACCAACAAAGTGTGATCAAACTGATCTTCCAAGGTGGATTTCAATTCCTTGAGTCCACCATAGTCAGCAGCCCAGTTCCTGGCATCCAAATCATCTGTGCCAAAATAAAACTTCATTGAAAAGGCATAACCATGTATCAAGTTACAATGGCTGTCGGCACGCCATTGGCGATAAGCACAAGGAAAGGCGTTGTGATACTCTTTGGTACTGACATATTGATAGATACGCGATTGCTTTGACATAACAAATTCTCCTATGTAAGTTTAGCATAGGCTAGCAGAATTTGTAAAGCGGGTTGATAGCCAAATAAAGGCCGCTGTTTGATTGAACTATTTAATGATTTCTTTTGCCATCAAACACACAATTGAAAATCAAGTCAGTGTCTCCATCATTGATCACGCGATGGAACACACCATCTTCTATCAGTATAACATCTCCTGCCAGGACAGGAAAAGGCTGATCGGACTCTTCACCCACAATCATTTTGCCATTTCCTCTTATAAAGAAGTAGACTTCTTCTTGACCAGGATGACGATGTCCGCGTGTGTGTTGACCAGGGTGCAGTTGCGTTTGGCTCAATACTAGATTCTTTAGCGCACGGTTGTCGATCAATCAATATGTTTCGTTGTCTTTGATGATTTCGCCGCCGATGTCAAACTGATTGTATCTGTGTTGGGTCATGATAGAGTATTTAATAAAAAACCCGCACCAGGCGGGTTTTTATTGGAACAGCAAAGATTAGAACGTGTGGCTGATACCAACAGTTGTGGCCTTGGGATCAAGACCTGCTGTACCTGCTGTGGTTCCTACCATGCTCATTGTGGCATTGGCTTGGTTGGTGATGGCTGTGTAAGCAGCATATACCGTGGTACGCTTGCTCAAGGCCTTGGTCAATGCCAAGGTGTAACCCTTGCCTTCACCATCAGTGGCCTGTGTGCCGTCCTTGGTGATTGCATACACACCGTGTGCTGCCAGACCTGCTCCGAGAGGAACTTTGACCGAAGCTTGCTTGACTGTGTTCTTGACATCACCTGTGGTAGATACATCGCCTGTGGCATATGATGCACCAACACTGGCAACACCAAAGTCATAGGCAGCACCGTAGGCAGTGAAGTCACGCTCGGCCACTGTGGTGGCTGCGTTTAATTTTACTTGACCTGCGATCAACTTCAACTTGCCGTCGTCATAGGTCACGCTGTAACCTGTGAGCTCTGTGCCAGCGTCTGTGGTAGCACCATTGGCATTGTTTGAGCGACCAATCTGTGCAGAGAAGTTGCTGAACTTGGGTGTGGTATAACGAACTGTGCTGGCCACATCTCCACCTAACTCAACACCTGTACCATTGCTGGCATGGAAACCCAAGTTGCCAGCCTGCGTGGTCAGTGTGTCTACACCTTCAGCGGCAGAGATGTCAGTTTTGCCTGCACGGATCTCACCAAACTTGCCTGCGACAAATACAGAAGACTCACGATCAAATGCCTGACCTGTTGTTGCTGTAGAACCAAGAGTTCCTGCGGAAGGAACAACTTTGCCTTCTAATACAAAACCTGCTGTGAGCCCACCACCGAGATCCTCTTTGCCTTGGAAACCAAGACGGCCGGTAGCCAGGATGCCATCAGTGGCACGGGTGAGAGTTGCTGCACCGGTGTTGTAGTTTTGTACACCTGTGTCGATCACACCATACACCGAAACATTCTGTGCAGATGCGACTGTTGCCATTGCGGCCAAGGCCGCTGCGATTGCTAATTTCTTCATTGATTTTCCTTTTCTAGATAGGGATTGGGGCGTTGTTCGCGCCTCGAGTTACTTATCAGTATTGACCATGATCCTAGAAAAACCCGGCGATTTTGGTTAAATTATGATGTTGGCCTGGGCTTGAGACACGGTATATTGCCCGAAATCCAGATTATTGGCCACTGTGGTATTGGCATTGATATCTACCAACTGTGTGTCCAGCTGTATGCCCACTGCATTAAGTACCGCTATATTCCTACCTTCTCTCATACTGGCTATCACTGCTTGACCACTGAGCACCGTGGCGTTGGCCACGGCCTGGAAGAACTGCGCTGATCCACCTTCAGAGATTTCTGTGCCTATGTCATGCAAGCGACTGGTCAGGCCTAGCACTGTGGAAATTGAATTGGGGACCAGATTTGCATTGTTTATATCGTTGACCACATTTCCTATGTCAATTCCTGCCAGGACGCAATTGTTTTGATTGTAAACCAATTGCGTGGCCATGGCATTATAGGCATCGTTACTGATCGCGGCCTGTGGTGCATTGTTGGCAGCAATGTTAGTGATCCAGATATTAGCATTGGGGATCAGTGTGCCTGCAAATGCGAGATCTATTGCTACATTGGAATCTGGACCATTGTAGGTAGTTGGAGTGCCCGACATATAATTATTCAAAGGAATAGTTACATCGATATTACCAAATCCATCAGGTGTGCTGTAAGCGTTTGCTAGACAGTAAGACATCACTGTGTAGATACCATTGGTGGCACCTCCAGCTGTTCCTGAGTTTGCAGTCAATGGGTCGAGAGCACCGATGCTATCAAGATCCTGCAAGGCAGCAGTTGTATCAGGCAAAGCAGTGATTACAGTATTACCAGCCGCTATACCAATCATGTCATTGACAGTAATAGTGTTACCTGGACCGGTGCCAGTGGCCAATGTGTTGTCAAGGAAACTCTGCACCGCCGGAGGAATCGGTGTGGTAAGATCATTGATGAGATTGAGATCTTTGTTGCTCTCTAGAGATTCAACTGCCACTGATAGGCTAGGTAAATCGGTTTTAAAGATATCTTTGACCTGCCGAAGGCTCCGACTCAGTGCCTCGTTGGCCAGGGCCTGATCAGGTGGGATAATCTTTTTTAATGTGTTATAGTCCATGGTGATTGAATGTCAAATGAAATTGGTTATGTTCGGGAGACTCAACCCTTTGCTAAGACCGGAGGGTATTGGCGGAACTTGAAAAACTTTTTCAAGATTAGAATTGACTGCACCCGATGCGGTATAAATCCCTCGCAGTCCATTAGGAGTGGGTGTGGTCAGAGTCTGGAAGCTGTTTGGTAATATTTTAGCAGGATTAAGAAGATCAGCCATGTTGCCTATGTTAGGAGTGGTCACTCCTAACAAACTTTTAACTTGTGTTAACTCACCGCCGGTTATCTTTGTCATGCCCTCAAACAAAGCTTTGTTGGCGGTACCGGTAAGATTTGGCAAAGCACCTGAGGCTAGACTGGCTATCTGTCCAGTATTCAGTCCTGCAGTGCGGAGCGCAGATTCTACTCCAGGTACTATACCTCCTACTTTGGCCAACTGTCCTACCAAGGCCGACGGGTCCCCCAGGTTGGGGAGATTGTTCATATCAATGAGATTGCCAAGTTTACCCATGTCGCTGCCCAAGGCGCCAAAGGCCTGTGTGACTTGATTGAAACTACCTGTGATAAGATTGTCCATGCCCCCGGTCAAAGACCCAAAGGTTGATGACAATCCTCCGATGTTTAACCCGCTGTTGACCAACTGATTGGCTTGCCCTAGGAATCCATCAGCGGAATTGAATATCTGGCCGAACTTGCTGAGATCTCCTGCGCCCATGATATTGGTCGCAGTAGTATTAATAAGTCCAGTGAACCCTCCATTGAACACTCCAGTGGCACCACCGGTCAGTGTTGATAGGCTAGATGCGAATCCACCGGGTATGGCATTGGTCAGAGCAGGGAAGGTACCGGCCCCCAAGGTGCGTAGACTGTCCAAGGTACCACCTCCTAAAACACCCGTGGCGCCAGAGACGATGTTGGAAAATTCTCCAGTGATAGGTAGGCTTGAAAAACTACCAAGGGCACTGGTCAATCCTGCAGCCGGGCCCAAGGCCGATCCAAGACCTGCAACGGCACCAGCACCAGGTAACATGCCAGCTCCGGCGATGCTCATCACTGCACTGAGTGGGCCTCCACAACTCATGCTGTCATCCTATGATCACATCGCCACTGCCAGTGGCTACACGAGTGCATCCGGCTAACCCATCACCTACACGGGCAGCTGGGCGCCCGTTGATGAATACTGAGGAAGATCCACGACTGATTGATGCCACATGTGGCGGACACTTTTTTCCAGGTCTCAGGTGTTTAGTTGATACATCGCCTGCTCTGGCAGCACCTCGACCATTGATAATCACATCAGCAGATGCGGTGGCTATGACATATCCACTGCAATGTGGTACTCCGGCATCACCTCTTCTGGCCGCTGCGGGCATGTTCTATCTCCATCAATCTCTCAAACTTTGGCACCCAGGAATCAATTTCATCATGTTGTTCCGGGGTATGTGGGCCTGGCGGGATTTCGGGACAGAATTCTATTACATGATCGAACACAGCGGGTATGTCTTCATATCTGCTGTATTCATGCAGTTGGCCCGAGATCATGATCACGAACCTGTGTGGCATGCTAACCAGTTATGATGGACTTACGCACGGGCGCTATGCCCGTGGTAGCCTGGATCCAACTGTCACGCACGTCATCGCGGGTGTCTGCGATCATGGCCCAACTTGAATTATTTAGCCTGACAGTTTTGTCCTGGTTTGCTGAGAACAGCGCGGGCATCATCTGCAGCCCTTGCTGGCTGATCACGGTCATGATAGGGTGCTCGATTATCATGTGATCAGCATTGATTTCCAGTATCCGGGCAACGAATTCTTCCCCAGTTAATAACTTGAATGTGTGTACTTGATTGATTTCGGGTTTCATAGGGTCTGGTCTTGTAAAGAATTGCGCAGTTCGATTTCATTGACGATATCTTCTGTGCTCATCTTACTTAAACCAGTCCAGCCACCTTCCACAAATATCTTGCCATCCATGAAGATCTGAGGAACGGTACGCAGTCCCTGTTGGGTGATAAATTCACGGGCTTCGGCATCATCTTCGATGTTGACTTCGCGGAAGTTGATATTTTTGGAGGTGAGATAATTTTTGGCTTGCACGCAGTAAGGGCAAACGGTTTTTGAATATATTACGAGCATTATAGTGAAAGTCCAGAAAGGGTTGATGAATCCACATCTTGTTTGGTACCACCGATGACATAAGAGGTGATTTCTGTTTCTTGTGGCGCCACCTGCACTTCGGCGCCGGCGATCCATTTCTGTGTCCACGGCAAAGGGTTACTTCCGCCACGAGCCGTGGTAGGAACTCCAACTGCGGACATGCGTTTGTGACCAATCCAATCAACATAGTCGGACAGCAATTGTTGGTTTAGACCGATCATGCTGCCATCTTTGAAAAGATATGCTGCCCAATCTTTTTCTTGCTTCATGGCAGACTCGTACATCTGGACCAATTCAGGCATGGTCTCCTCGCGGATGCTGACATAGTCAGGATCATCCTGCGGCAATATTTTCAGCATCTGCTGAGTAAATGCCAGATGGACGTTCTCGTCTCGGGCGATGAGTTTAATAATCTTTGCGTTGCCCTCCATCTTCTTGAGCTCCGCAAACGCCCATGAGCAGGCGAAAGACACATAAAACCGTATACCCTCGAGAACATTGACCGAGGCCAAGGCCAGCCACAATTTTTTCTTGAGTTCATATTCTGTGATCTCCACTTTCCGGCCGTTGATGTCATGGCTACCAACACCCAACATTTGATATGCCGTGCTATACTCAACTAGATCGTCATAGTATCTAGTGATGCCATTGGCACAGGCGATGATCTCCTCGACCTCCAGCATCTGATCAAATATTTCGCTGGGATCACTGTAGACATTCCGGATCAGGTGTGTGTAACTGCGACTGTGGATGGTCTCATTGAATGTCCAAGTAGCGATCCAAGTTTCTAATTCAGGCAAGGTGGCCAAGGGCAGGAAGCCAAGGCTGGGACTGCGACCCTGTACCGAGTCGAGCAGGATCTGCCGTTTGAGATTTGAGGTAAAGATATGCTGTTCGTGCGGTGTGAGATCTTTGAAATCTTTGGCATCACGCAACACATCAACTTCCTCTGGTCGCCAAAAGAAGCCCAACTGTTTGTCAGTAAGTTTGTCAAACTGGCGATACTTTAGTGTGTCATATCTCTGCATGCCCACACCGCCTTGAGGATCTAGGAAGGCCAGGCTTCGTGTATGATCTCTATTTTTTCTTAGATTTAAAACGCTCATTGTGACCTCTATATTTTACAACTGTCGCAGTCGGCATCGTCGGCTTGCAAAGTTATATCAACTGATTCAATCACTAGTGATTTTTGATTCAACTTGTCTAGATCGATCTCGCCTTGGCCGTCGTAGGTATTAAAATAATACAATTGTTTACCACCATATTTGTAAAACATGATCATGTGCTTGAGCATGTCGCTCATTGGAATCTTCTCATCTTCGTAGTGCTGCGGATTATACGAAGTGTTCACGGAGATACCTTGATCAATGTATTTTTGCAGAACTGCCATGATTTTCAAATAGCCTTCGGGAGATTTCTGATCCCATAAAAGCTCATATTTGTTCTTGAGTCGGCGGAATTCGGGCACTACTTGCTTGAGCACACCGTCTTTGCTCTGCTTGATTGACACATAACTGCGTGGGGGTTCTATGCCGTTGGTGGCGTTGGAAATCTGTGCCGAAGTTTCTGCGGGCATCAAAGCCATGAGTGTGCTGTTGCGGATACCATGTTCGAGCAGGCGTGCTCGTAATCCAGTCCAATCCACCGCATCCACATGTGGTACCAATTCGTCCACTTCGCGTTTATAGGTATCAACTGGGAGGATACCAGTGTGATATCTTGTCTCGTTGCTGGCCGGGCAGGCGCCGTATTCTTTGGCCAGATCCACTGATGCTTTGATCAAATAGTAACTCCAGTGCTGTGCCCAGCGGTCGATCTCGGGCAATGCGGCAGGATCGCTGTAACTGAGGTCATTCTTGGCCAACCAATAGGCCAAGTTGATGATGCCCACACCCAGGGGTCGGCGTTTGTCCGTGGCAATTTCAGCGGCCAAGATGGGATAGTCTTGATAGGTCAGCAAGGCATCCAGACCTCGCACTGCCAAGGTACAGGCCTTTTCCATGTCTTCGGGATCACGGAACACTCCCCAATTGATAGCGCTCAAGGTACACAGCGCGATCTCACCTTGGTCATCATTGATGTCATTGAGTGGACGGGTAGGTAGATTGATTTCGCAACAGAGATTGCTCTGGCGGATGGGCGCTACCTCTGGTAGGAAACTGCCATGGGTGTTGGCATGATCTACATTCATGAGATAGATCCGACCAGTGTCCTTGCGCTCTTGCATGAAGCGAGTGAATAGATCCACGGCCTTGATGGTCTTTTTGCGCAGTTTGGTATTGCGTTCAGCCCGCTCGTACAGTTCGCGGAAACGATCCACATCAGTGTAGAAAGCATCAAACATTTCAGGAACATCATGCGGAGAAAACAGTGTGATATCCCCGTTTCCTAGCAGGCGCTCATACATGACTTTGTTAAATTGTACGCCATAGTCCATATGGCGTACACGATTGTCGTCTGTGCCTTTGTTGTTTTTGAGGACCAACAGATCCTCTATTTCGAGATGCCATACAGGGTAATATAAAGTGGCTGCACCATTGCGTACACCGCCTTGGCTACACGAGCGGGTGGCAGCCTGGAACAGTTTATAGAATGGAATCACGCCGGTGTGATACGCATCTCCGTTGCGTATCGGCGAGCCTATGGCGCGGATCCTGCTGGCGCCGATACCGATGCCTGCCTTTTGGCTTACATATTTCACTATGGAACTCGTGGTAGCGTTGATTGAATCTAGACTATCTCCGGCCTCGATGAGCACACACGAACTAAACTGTCGTTGAGGAGTACGCACACCGGCCATGACCGGAGTAGGCAGACTGATCTGATGTGTGCTGATAGCATCGTAATAATCGCGCACCCACATCATGCGTGTCTCGCGAGGATATCCGCTAAACAGCGTGGCTGCTATCAATGCATAAGCCACCTGAGGAGTTTCGTAGATGTCCTTGGTCACGCGATTTTGCACTAGGTACTTGCCGCGGAATTGCTCCATGGCTGCATAGGTCAGTTCTTCGTCGCGATCGTGTTTGATGAAAGCATTGATCTTGTCCCATTCGTCCTGGGTGTATGCTGTCAACAATTCTGCATCATAAAAGCCAGCCTGGACATTCTGTCTCACAAGGTCCAGGATGTGCCAAGGATCAAATTGCCCATAGACTTGTTTGCGCAGATGATAACATATCAGTCGACCGGCTACATATTGATAGTTGGGAGTTTCTTCAGAGATTAAATCAGCGGCTGATTTAATCAAGGTTTCTTGTATGTCTGCAGTCTTGATGCCGTTGTAAAATTGTATATGGCTTTTGATTTCTACTTCACTGGCGCTGACTCCAGTGATGCCTTCAGTGGCCCAAAATACTACTCGATGTAATTTTTCTAGATCTAATACTTCTTTGATTCCGTCTCTTTTTTGTACTTGTATTTGCGTCATGTTCTAACTCGTTAATTGGGGTAAGGCCACGCTGTCAAGCGTTTTAGTTATGGTAATTTTTTGGGATGAGGTATTTAACAACTGACCCAGGCTCCAATTCAACACATATTTCCCATCATTGACCAGGACTAAATGTTGATCAGAAGTTTGTGCTATGGACACAGTCGAGGCGATTCCGCAAAAGTGTACAGTATACAGTATTCCCAGTGCCCGAGCAAGATCACAAAACTGATTTTCTTCTAGTAATTGCCAAGGATCGGGCCAGGTTCGCCAATCGTCCCAATGCAATCGGTAAGGGCACCAGGGTAGATCGAACCACCAATCATTGATTGACAACAAGGCGATGTCCTGACTCTGGCCGATAACGGATTCACGAAGTTTTGCCCACGATTTCAATCGTTGGGTATAATCTCCGGTCCAGTTCAAGCGAGATGAGAAATGCTGTAAGTCAAGGACACACTGTCGCCAGTGCTTGTGGAATTGGCAGTGACTACCAGGGAATTGGCACCGGTCTGAGCAGCAGAGAGTACCACTCCGATGTTGGTGGTTTCAACATAGTCATCAGTGAAAACTGCAGTGCCAGCGCCAGCCGAAGTAACGGTGAACAATCCGTGTCGGACATTGCTTTCACGAACCATGGTATAATCCATGCTGAATGCACGAACTAAATTAGGATTGGTCGTGGCCACTGTGGTGCCGCTGCTGTTGTCAGGAATATTGGCAGTGAGTCCATTGAGCCTGGCATAACGACCTATCTGTAATTCTGTGCCTGGCGCATCGGCTGCTGGAGTAGTGGTAGATACAGATACACGAGATACCTGATTGTTTTCACTATCAGTGCGTTCAAACATGTCACTGATGCTGGCACAAACATCGTTGGCAAACTGTATCACTGGTGTGACTGGAGTTCCACTCAGCTCATTACCCACATCATAGAAAATGTTATAGGCTGTGGCACAAAGGCTGGCCTGCCCATAGATCACGCCTTGTGCATAGATATTATCAAAAAAGTTACCCACGGCACGGAACCCAGTGGGTCCGCCTGAAACTGCTGTGGGATCAGCAAGGACAATGCCCTGATATAGATTGTTAAAAGCGCTGTTGCTGACAGTGACACTGGAGATAGGTTGTGCGGTATTAATACCATAGGTCAGGCCTTGCCAACGACACCGATCAAAGGTAATCTGTGCGCAGGCACCGCTGAATTCAGTGCCGATGAGATTGGCAGCAGCCGTGGTTGGTGTGGTGCCCAGGCTGCCACGGAAGTTTACTGAATCAAACCAGCACTGGGTGGCCTGTGCCACTAAGAAGACCGACGAACTTGAATCTAGTAGATTCTGGAAGGTCATCGAAGAAATTTCAATGTTGCGGGGCAGTGTGGCGCCGTTGCTGCCGAGATTGGCACCAGTCTGCTGTAGGCTGTCGGCATATTGAGCCACATAGTCCACGAGTCCACTGTCAAAAGGATCTGTCAATGTGATAAAAGTACAATCAGCGCCTTCACCTACTAACTTGGCCCAGGTAGGAATAGCAATGGTTTCAGTGACGATGTAAGTGCCAGCAGGAAAATACAATGCCCGACGAGACTGCGTGTTGTCTGGCTCACGGCAATATAATTGATACAGCGCACGATTGATGGCATTGGTGTCATCCGTGACTCCGTCACCTACTGCACCAAAATCTCGCACGGAAGCGAAATCATCTAACTTGGCCTGCACAGTACGCACGATCGGCGAACTGGGTGTTGCTCCAGTCTGCACAGTGTAACCAACTACCGAATCAGTATAGGTATACTCTGACAGCGCAGTGATATCGGAAAATTGGGTCAGTATCTCTGTGTTACCGATAACAGGAGCACCCTCTTCCAGGGTGCCGTTGCCAATGAATAACCTGCGGCTATCTATGCACCAACCCAGTTCTGCACCCGCTAACTGCGGTAAATTTTCGGTTAGACCTTTACGATTGGTGATCCTTGATATCTGTACGATAGCCACTCTAGAATTCCTTGTTTGACCTGTTATTTATGCGGTCAAGTAGTAGAGTTCCAGACGCTTCCACCACTGCTGTTCCCAGTATTCAAAGTCTGTTTCTTCCAGCACGAATTCCTGATATTCTGGTGGTTTCGTGATATTAAACTGGCTGTCAACCTCGGGTTTGACACACATAAGTATCACACCTTTGCGTATTTTCGTGCCGTAGACTTCGTTGTGCGCCAGAGCATAGGCAGCCAACTGCAGGAAATAATCATCGATCCACTCGCGCTTTTTAGGTTTGTTGGTCTGCTTGTAGTCCAAGATGCTTTCACTGCCAAGATGTATGCCAGCGCCATCGCTGGTGCCCGCATACAACCCAGGGAAATATAATGGAATTTCTACGCCCCAGAATTCATCGACTTTTTTGAGTCCTTGGTCGATCACTGTCATGGCCATGACATGACTGGCCCAAGCATAGGGGTTTGTGCCGGCTTCTTTAAGTTGTCCAGTCTTGACATAGTGCTCAAGATAAGTGTGCATTCTAGTACCGCGATTGGCCGCTTCGGTCGTGATCTGTTGTGCCTTTTCCTTGCCCACGCGCCGCTTCCAGTTCTCTAGGGCGATGCGTTTTTCCTCGGGTTTAGTTCGATCTATTATGGTGGTCACCGAAGGCAGTTTTTTGCCGTCTGGAGTAGCATACAATCTACGGCCATCCTCGGTGGTCCGATGCAGGGGTTGATATTCAAATCGAGGATTGTACATTTTTGCTATAGTTGACGATATGATCATAGCATTGAAATTTGTTTTCCAAATCGTTGTGCTGATATTTAAAATAGAAACTCTGGGCCAGACTTGTATGCCATTGGTGGCAGCCATGTTCTCCGTCTCGGGCCAGACCGGTGGTGGTTCCATCAACTAAATGGATTGTGCCATGATATACTGGTATTCCTTGAGATACGAGATCTACCAATAGTTGATTTTTTTTCATTGTGTTGAAATGGTGCGTGTCATCTACGAATATTTTTGGATAGTTTGGATGAGATGCTTGTATGTTCTTGATGTGGTCATTTCTGTAGATTTCAATCCTGGACCGGTCTGGCCATAATATGAAGATCAAATCAGGTTTGATAGAACGCAGCGCGATGTAAATAGATCTCGCTACATAATCCGGACTGGCACCGCCTATGGCCACATTGTGCACCACCGAATTAGGTATCATTTCACTGAGGCGCCGCGACCAGATCATTTCTACCGGGACCCCAATGCCCACCGTATGGCTACACCCAGATACCAATATATTGATCATCCCTGGGACTTGCTCAAACGGAATGGATCTCATTCCAATCTCATTGAAAGTATAAGTCACATTGTAAGGATAACCAAAATTTCTTGTAGGGTTGTTCTCTTTATCTGTATCACACCATGCTGTGGTGGTGTTTTTAGGATATTGAGACCCAAAATCAGTCCACCAATCTTTGATGGTCAAACTCGGAAACTTTCCCCGCAACCGCAGCGGTCTTTTTCGTTAGGGTTGATGAAATCAAAACCTTCGTTGAGTCCTTTTTTGACCCATGCCATGGTCATGCCTTCGAGATAAGGGCGATGCTTGGGATCAATGTAAACACGAACACCATTGACATCATAGTGTGTCATGCAGTGTTCTCGGCCTTGTTCCTCGTCTACATATTCCAAGATATAGGCCAGGCCCGAACAGCCCGTGGTTCTCACACCCACTTTGATGCCTATACCGCGCCCACGCCGGGCGATGTTTTCTTTGACTCGGCAGGCTGCTTCATCAGTCAGTGACAGCATGTTTGTTTCGATAATCTTCAATGGCTGCCCTGATGGCGTCCTCGGCCAGGATAGAACAGTGTATCTTGACCGGAGGCAGGGCCAACTCTTCGGCTATTTGAGTATTTTTGATTGTGCAGGCTTCGTCAAGGGTCTTGCCTTTGACCCATTCTGTGATAAGGCTCGAACTGGCAATGGCCGAGCCGCAGCCATAGGTTTTGAATCGGGCATCAGTAATGATACCATCGTCGCCGACCTTGATCTGCAGTTTCATCACGTCCCCGCAAGCCGGTGCACCCACCATGCCTGTGCCTACATCAGTATCCGATTTGTCAAAGGATCCTACATTACGCGGGTTATCATAGTGGTCCAGAACTTTCGCTGAATAAGCCATATCGTCCTCCTGTGTTGATTATACTTGGGTATTTACTTGATGTCAACTGCTCGTTTGGCCATGCTGTTCACGGTCTTTTGAGCTTGGTCCACGGTCATGGTATCAGTGACCTGTTCTTGATCTGCACCACTGAATATGATCTCTGTGGGCGTGACTGTCTGGATGATAGTGCTGAGTGGCGGCTGTTGGCTCATCACAGTGAGATTGGCTCGAGTAAGACTGATGCCCATGCTCTGAGCTAGATTGATAAAAGCATCAACCGAGATCTTTTTTTGGCTATCGGTGTCTTGCGCACGGCTGATCAAGAACTGGCTGAGAGCCAAGAGTTTTTGAGCATCCGGGCTGTCAGTGACTTCCCGGATATACATTATCTGCGCTCTCGGCCCAGCGTTTCAGCACCTGCCTCGCCTTCGGGTTCTTCTTCGTCGCCAGGGAGATTGGAATCGATGCTGAGATCAAGTTCCTCTTCGCCCGGTGCAGGAGCAGCAGGGGGCATGGCACTGGCATCAGCACCAGGCACTGTAGGAGCCTGTCCTGTGAGCACACCTTGTGCGCTTTCCAGTTCAGTCTTGCCGGCCTGCACTGCTGCCAAGAGATTGGTCAAGGCCGCAGCGGCCTGGGCGTTGAACTGGCTGGCTTGCTCTGTGCCCATGTCATTCTTGATAGAGTTGGTCAAGGCCGAGAGATCTTTGAACTGCATTTCAGAGATGTCTTCCATCATGCCCTGGATACGATCCACCATGTCCTGGCTGGCCAGAACTACTTGTGCAGTCTGGACTTCGCTGGCTTCCATGATGCGGCGCTCACCAAGTTTCTTACCGGCTGCAGCGGCCTTTTGGAATTTGGCCTTGCCGTACTTTTTGCGACCGATGGCAGCTGCCACAGCTTCAGGATCCTTGGCCGAACCACTTTTCTTGATGGCTGCTACAGTCTTGTCAAAGCCCATGTATTTCTCATCTAGGCGTGAGGTTAGGGCCTGCTCTAGCATGACCAGTTTCATATAATCGGGATTGCGCTCACTGAAGTGGCGGCTCACAGATGACTTATGCTCTCGGAGCAATCCTTGCACACGATCCAGCATGTGGCGTGCTTGGGACTCAGAGAGACGGTCAAAATCCACTTGGGATTCGTACTGCCCGCGCAGTGTTTTAGCGATTTGTTCTGTGGGACGGCGAGCGCCCAGTTCGTGAAGTTTCATTATTAAATCCTCGGATCTGCCAGTATTTAGCAACATTGACCCATTTATCTAAGGTTGTTTGTACCCAGTGCAATCTATGTTTACGGTTGCTTATCTTGGCATCTACTGCCTCGCGCAAATGAGCATCTCGTATTTTAGATTGTAGATGCGCTCGAGTGTCAATGTCAGACGCCAGCATGGATCTTTCTTGGTCCAATTTCTGGATTTGACTACTGACATGATACTGCTGATTCTTTTCAGCGATACACCAGCTCAGTGCAGTGCGAGCAGATCCAAATTCTCTAGGGTCGCGACGGTCCTGACAAACAGTCCATCTATTGCTGTCTTTTTTAATCAAGTACCTGCCAAATGCCAGATACCCATCATCTTGGGGCAATATCGCGTTGGGCAGTATCTGTAAAAGTTCGGGCTCCAGCACCTGCTGAAGTCGGCGCATCTTCACATCGTTCATTTAATGACGAATGTAGTCAGAAGATATGCCACTATGCCTACCAGACCGGCTATGATAGCCATCCCCCAGCCCATGACTTGATCATTTCTTTTGTGTCCCATGGTCTGCACCATGTCATGGACTTCGCGGATCACAGTGCTTTGTGTCTCGATCTTTTCGTCCATGTGGCCCAGTTTTTGCTCCAGGAATCGATAGCGCTCGGCGCACAATTCCACATGTGCTTCCAGGCTTTTTTTCTCGATTTCTGTGGTGTCGGACATAGTGTTTTATTTATCGTGGAGTTTGAGGAATCCAATGTTGCTGCCAGGATCCAACACCTGTGTCTGTCCTGGAGTTTCACCCAGTCCTGTGATCATGGGCACGCCCTGGCAATCTTGTTCCAGTGCTCCAAACACATTGTCTCCTTCGGCTAGAGCATCTTCGTGATCCACTAAAAACTCAAACTCCCAAATCTTGACATCGCCCTTGTCTTGTAGTTGGCTGGCTGAAATGCTGTGTGGTAGAGATCTAAGGCTCAATAGTTGATTGACTGTGTCCCAGTTCCTCTGCT